GGTTACTGTTATAGTTTTTGGTTCGGTCATGTTCTGTTTACTAATCAACCCTAATTTGTTAAAGGGTAAAATAATCCCTTTTTTCGCGCTTGGATCTTGACCAAATTGACTTTCAAAGTCCATTGTGCACAACCCTTTATATCCTCTTGCTTGAGTCAATTTAACTCACTCCCTTCTAAAGTAATCCATGCTTTGTCCATTTAACCTTTAAAATAATTCTACTGGCTACTAAAGGTCTAAAACTATCGGCATCTCCAAGCCTATTTTTTATTTCCACCCAACAATCAGTATTTATATCATCGCTCAATATCTCTGCCCAAGGTTTTAAAGCTTTCATCAGATTACTTTCCAGTTTATAAATCTCAGTATATCCTTTAGCAAGATCTTTATCATCTGACCTAACCCAGCAATCAAGATAAAAAGTACAGTACCCTTCACCAGTTTGATAAAGATCAATTCCTTCTTCACTATCCCTAATGATAGTAACTAAAGGCACTTGTTTTAAATCCATCTTATTCCCAGGAGAGCCGACTATAACAGTAACCCCAGTTAAACATGGCTGCTCCTTTAAATAGTTTCTCAGCTGTTGCATTATTGGCCACCACATTTTTTTACCTCCTATAAAGCGAAATAACAGAATTAAATCTTGGGGCTTCCATTACCCCACCTTGAATAACTTCTGGCGTTATTTCTTTTTTCCATTTTTCCACCTCAGCCGCATAAATTTTATACTTTAAACCCCAAGAATCTGTTAAAGATGACTCTTTACCCGAATAAGGTATCTTTTCAGGGTCGGTTCCGCTAGTTTTAAATTTTGCTCTAGTCATGCACGCGTAAGAAATAGCCAACTGTTTGACTTCATAGGGAATAGGGCTAACTATTTTAGTTACCCCTAATTTCCTAGCAAAACTATCTACATAAGCAATTGCTTCATCTAAATCCTCTTGAGTAATAGCGTCACAAAGCAGTTCATCTTTAATATCAGTGAGCTCTACATAAGCCACTACAAGCCAACCCCCTTTATTGCTCTTTGAGCATAACGATTAAAAATAGTGTTGATGTTTTCTCTATTCACTTGAGCTGCTTGATAGAGAAATGGGTCAGGTCTTAAACCTGGATGGGTAATGTTTTTAGCATAAACAAAACCACCTGCCACAGGCCACCTTAAAGCTTTCTTATCTTTAGGAGTGATAGAATAAGCCTGGCGGCGATAGCCGAATACCCCAGTTCCTTGATGAACAAAAGGCGCATAAAAAGCATTGCTTACATACGGGTCTAGTCTTATTTCACCAATTAAAGGCTCTTCACTAATGATATCTTCTTTAATAGCCCTCTCCAAATTTCCACTTCTGCTTTTAAACCTATGGTTCTGTCTGGCGTATTCGGACACATCACGCAAAGCTGCTCTCATGGCCAAGCGCATATTTTTCTTGACGGTGCTTTCTGCTCTGGCAAAGGCTGCTTGTAATTTATCTACCCCTACAATATCAACTTTTAACTTCAACTGCTAATCCTCCTCTCACACAAAAGAGAAGGAGAGGAAAACCTCTCCTAAGCAACCTTGGCAATAAAACAAGCATCAATAGATTCAAAGCTTGGCAGAATAATAGATGAAACAGTTGTCTGCATATTTACAGGTGGGCCATACTCTTTCTTAGTTGTTACTGCTACCCCTGTATTGACTATTTGCACCTGAATATTAGTTTGGCCGCTCATCAGGTCAGATTCTTCTGGAGTAGTACCATAGTAGGTATTACCTAAAGTGCCATCTGGAATCATGGTGAATACATCATCAGGGAAATACTGTTGGGCAGCTCCACCAACTGTTAAAGAGTGCTTTTTGTTGTAAACAGCCACTGTTAAGCCTAGCTTGTTTACCAGATACTGCTGCATCATAGAGTCAGTCATAATCAGATTAGTACCGCCAATAGGATTCATATCTTTCCTAATCTTCTCATTGTCTAGTAAATAGCCCCAGGTCTTTCTAGTGCAAATTGCTCTAGCTGGTCTTACCCCCGTATCCTCTTCCACTTGATCCATCCAAGCTATAATGTCTTTTACTGGATTGGAGTTAACAGTGTCAGACCATTTGCTAGTACTTGTTAAAGCAGTCTTGTGGTTAGCTTTAAATTTATAATCATAGGTATACAGCATTCTCCTGTCAGACACATCAATTTTCCCTGTGGCAAGCAGCTGCATTCTCATTCTTTCAGCCTGCACATCAGCACCATCAATTAAGTTAGCGGCATCCGCATAAATCTTAGAAAAGATAGGTTGAAGTAAAGCGGCATTAGCGGCTGCGGCAACCTTATTCAGCTCTTGGCGATCTTTTTCTCCTATTCGCATAGATTCACGGAAGAATGGCATTTCTGTTTCAATTTTACTTACACCAATTCTGTCTCTTACTTCGGCGTCAGCGTCAAAAGCTGATGGTTTCAACGCTACTGCCAAGCCATTACTTCCCTTAATCCAGCTTAAATCTAAGCCTAATTGCTTTTTACTGGGAAAAAGAGTTGCCCCTAAAAGTGGCATCTTGTTTGTTCCGGCAGTGGTGTAATAAGTAGCTATCTCTTTAGCTGTTATCATATCAAAGATATCCATATTTTTTCACTCCCTTATTTAATGAATTTAATTAAAGGTAAAGCCTTAACTGCATTAGCATGAGGCACTTGTGGCAATTTGTTTAAATCAACAAACCCATGCAGTAGCATAGCACAAGCAGCTGGGCCAAAGGTTACATCTGCATCATTCAAAAGCACCCCCTCCGCATCAACCGCTGCCCCTGCTTGGCCAGTAGTGCCATCACTGTTTTTGGCTACTACCATTTGAGTAGGGTCAGCTAAAACAGAACCAGCGGCACCGCCTACAACAGTCCCTTTAGATACAATTTTCTTTCCATCCGCATTAGCGGTAATACCAGTATCACTTACAGTTACAGCAAGAGCCTCATAGTGATTGGGGAAAGCTAAAATTTCTTTTCCGCTTAGATAGCTTGTTTCGGTAAATTTCATTAGTTACCACCTCCAAAATATATTTTTTGAGCTTCTACTTGTTTCTGATTAGCTTCTGCTTGAGTTTTGGCTAATTGAGCGGCAAAGCTTTCTCCGCCACCCTTATCGCCACCAATTCCTGTGCCTGTTCCAGGCAGTTGAGAATTACCAACAAACTCAGGATTAGCTGTGAGGAAAGCTTTTACCCCATCTTCAATACTTACTTCAGTTTCATCGTCAGAAATAAAAATCAGGTTATCGTCATCATCGACTTTAACCTGATTAAGTAGCAATTTAGTTAATTGTTCTGGCTTAATAGCTGTGCCAGTAGTTAGAGCTTTAAAAAGAGCCGCATTCTTCATATCCGCATGCCTCTTACCTCTTTCTTCGGTAAGCGAATTGACCGCTGTATCTTTTTCCTTGGTCAATAGCTTAAGCTGAGAGGTTAATTTATTAACCTGTTTTTGCAGTTCTCCTGCTTCTCCTTTGTTTCCTCCTAATGTGGTAATTGCTGTTTCTAAGGCTTCCTCTAAGTCCTCAGCTTCTTCATCAATTCCTAATCTGCCTAGAAATTTAGTTAGATTGGTTTGTGTACTGCTTACTCTCTGATCTAACTCTTTGATTTTAGTTTTTAGTGGAGCAACAGCCTCTTGGTTTTTTAGTTTAATCTGGTTATTGATTGTGTCAACCATTTGCTGTCCGTTTTCCATTCCAGCTAGTAATTTTAGTAATTCCTCAAAAGTCATATTCGTTCTCCTTTCTATTTTTAGACATTAAAAAAAAGCCCTCGTAAGAGTGCCTGAAATGCGTTTATTGGGAGATGCTCTCCATCTCCGACCACCCCCTTATTTTGAGCATAAGAAAACCGCCCTGCTATTTTGCTAGGCGGTTACTCATCATAATTTTCTTTAACTACGCTCTTAAGAGTTCCTTTTTCATCATCTTCAACTATTTCCCATCGACCTCCAGGAGAACTCCCATCTCGCGGTGCTGGATTAACAGGATCGTAAAGATAATCTTCTTCTGAGTCATCTATAACTCTTA